ATCCGTGTGGGCTCGGAGTTGTATCATATCCTATACTTTGATCTGCCATTCCAGCTGGAGTGTCACCGCCAACGGTGCCGCTAGTATATTGCACAGCTTCGTATGCAACATTAATTGTGTTTTCATTAAAGTCGCTGGATCCGCTTTCGACAGATCCGTGATCCCATGCAGTTAGCAGTGGATTAACTAATGTGTATGCCACCCATTTTCTACGTGATAATTGATAGATTGTAATACTGTTAAAGAATGGTTTAGTTTTGCCTGTATTCATTCCGTAGTTTGGAACCCTAGCAAAATATTTATCACGAGATCCAAAAGCGCCATTTGCTGCTGGATTAAGTGGTGTTCCGGTAATAGTGTTAGCATCTTGGAAATAATATTTATAGTAGTCTTCTAATAATGCTCTAGTAACGCCAGTATTATCATCGTGAAATGCAATTCTACAATCTTCGTAATCAACTCTAGTTTGTACGTTCTTTTTACGATTGTATTGTTGCTTATTTTCCACGCTTGCTCTAAAACTTGGCAGGTCAGCACTCTTAACAAGTACGCCTATTTCTTTTTGGAATTTAAATGTATTTGATACTTCGCCCAACCCTATTTCGGGATTAGGAATAAAATTAACATGATACATAAACTTTGTTTTAGGTGTAAACGCAAAGTTATTTTGTGTGTAAATTTGGTTCGCATGACGTGCGTCACGCAAATGTGTTTCTGACTCAAGGTTGAATAGGAATGCATCTTTAAAACTCATACTAATATTTATCCTTATGCATTATCTGGGTATATAAAAGAAAAGCGAAGACTGAATTACCAATCTCCGCTCCTTATAGAAAATACCAACCTTAACTAATTGTATTAAACAGTAGTTCCGCCGATAGCTGAATTTACTGCTCTTGTAACTGCTTCGCCGATGCCTTCGAACGACTCGTCTGATCCAAACTGGATAGCGTTGTCATAACGAATACTTAGCGTAGTTGTTACTGCTTCGTTAGTAGCATAAGCTAGTGAGTTATAGTTTGCTGATTCTAAATAACAACCAACTAATTGGAAGCGGTCAATTACGTTTGCTCCATTAGCACCGTTGCCACCGTCTAGTATTTCAATTCTAGTTTGGAACTTGTAAGTACCACTTGATACTGCGCTTGACTGCTCGAAGAAATCGAACTGCTTTTGTAGCTGCTGTCCAACAACTTTTTGTACGTTGTTGTTTGCATCTTCGCGTAGTGTTAATGTAATTGGTTCCCATGTGTGCTTACCTGCAAGATATGTTCTTGAGTTATAAGCGTCAATAGTCATTTGCTCAAAACTAACGTTTGGACGAGTTACGTCTACTACTTGTCTTGAAACTTCTCTAGTACCATCTGGTCCGCCAGTAGTACCAAAACCATCTAGTAATACTCTAAAGCGATACTGTAACTTAGGCATCAATAATGATGAGTTTGATCCAGCACCTTCTGTAGGTACACTGATATTTTGTAATGTTGTAATTGGCATTCGTTATTCTCCTGTACAGTATTTATGCTTAAACAAGTGGGGAACTTTCCCCACTCATTATATGCGCATATTAACCTAGTGCTGCAATTTCGCCTGTGTTCTTAATTCTAAGCGGTATGTATATAAACTCAATAGCTTTTACTGGTTCAATAGCAATATCTAAGTATAACTCATTACGGTCTATTCTTGCTGGTGTGTTGTTACTTTCATCACACACAACTAGGAAGTCGTAAAGTGCTCTTAGTGCTACTAATTCTAGTAATAGCGCATCAGCTGCTGCTTTAACTTGATCTCTTGTGATCTTGTCATTTGGCTCAAACAAGTATGGCTTGGCTAACAACTCTAGCTGTCCACGTAAGTATACAGTTAGACGTGCTACGTTAACACGATCCAATGCACTTGCGTTTCTTGCACGAGTCTTTTGTCCAAATACTACAAGTCCTGCACCACTAATGAATGTGATCGGATTAATTGCATTTGAATAAAGTGTATCACGCTGTCCAGTGTTTAATGCTACTGACTTAAATTCGCCTTCACTAGTAATATAACCTGAACTTGTAGCATTACTTACACCACCACGTCGTGTTCCTGCTGGTGCAAACCAAGGGAAAGCAACCTGATCGTTTAGTATAATAGTACGTAGTGCCATATGACTTGGTGGAACAACAATGTTGTTTCCTGCGTTGTCACTTGTAAAGCCCGAACCGTAGTACATAGCCATGTATTCATCAAAGCTAACTGCGCCGTCGTCGTTATCTTCTAGTGCTAGTTTAACGTTAGTTGCCCATTCATTTAATGAAGTTGCATCTGGTGTTAAACGGAATGGTGTATCACCAACAACAAAGCCTGTTAGACGTCTGTCATAGTTTAGTGTGATCATTTCACCAATTAGCTCTGGATAACCAGGAGCAGCTAACAAGTTAAACTGACGACTTTCTTCGTCACGTATATCTTGGTTGTCATTAACAAGTGCTTGTAGTGCTTGTACAACACTCTTACGCTGTGCATGACGTCCGAAGCTACCTGAACCGTCTTCTTGGTTACCTGAATCAGTAACCCAACGATGTGGATAGTAGTCTTCCATTGGTTCATCCCCAAATGCAGTATTCAACGCAGTAATGTCAACATAATTGCGCTCGAAACGCTTAACATTAAATCCACTTCTACGCAAGTTCCATAGCAGCATACCTTTTGGATACAGTGCAGGATCTGGAGCGTCTGGATCTAAGTAATCACTTTCTAGCAATTCGCCGATTGTTGCACTTGGTGCGTCATCAATTGTTCCGCCTGTGTCGCCATAGCGTGCATCTGCAAACAATACTCCATTTTCTGTGGTTTGATCAGCTTTGTCAAGTAAAATCCATTCGCTTAATGTAGCGTTATATCTATAGATAGCTGGATAGTTTTCAACATCTGCTGTACTAACCCAAATATCGCCTTCTACAAGCGCATCTACGCCGTTTGATTGATTTGTAGGCGCTGTTGCTGCAACCTGCGGGCCTTCGGGGTTTGTGTCGCTGTAAGGACTGTTTGCATGATTTAGTCCAACCCAGCCGTTTTCGCCTGCGTGCACCATGATATCAACTTCATCAGTAACACTGTTGTACCATAATTGCTTGCTTGTTGCTAAACTTAATGGAACTGTTCCTGATGCTGTATATACTAGTGGCTTCCAGTTTGAAGCTACTAAACCAGCGTCGCCTGGACCAACATACAAGTTAGCTACTGTTGCTGCTGCAAAACCAAATCCTGCTAGACCACTGTCTGTGTCGACAAACTCAATCTCACCGCCTAGTTTATGCTGAATTACAACTTTGTTAGTTGCATCAACTAATGCTACAACGTTAACTAAGCCTTTAGCATTAATTGCTGCTGCTAGTAATTCTGCATCTGCACTTGAGTTAGCTGTTGTAACACTTACTGTTACAGGTGCTGTCATTGCTAGTGTGTTAGCTTTTGATTCTGATACTGTAAATGTATATGTAGCTGCTGCAACGCCTGCTGCACCAATTACTGCGCCAGTTACGCTAGTTGCGCCTGCTGCTGCTCTTGAATAAACTTTGTAGTTTCCAATTGGGTTAGCAAGCTCGTCTACATTAACTTTTGCATAAAGTGCGCCAGCTAGTAAATTTGCACCGTTACCTGTTTTATCAAGTCCATATAGTGCAAGTGCTGGAGTAGTGTAAATTGGAGTAGTTACACTTGACCATAGCTGTGTAGCTGTACTATAAGCTTTAACACTTAGTTTTGCTCCGCCATTTGGAGTAGTTGTTTTAATCCAAACACTTCCTGTTGGTGCTGAACTTGTATCTGCTGTTTTAAATGCAGGAACTGCTGTATGTGCTGCTGCTTCTATTCTAGCCGAACTGTATGTGCCTGCTGTTAGACCTAACGCTGCTAATAATGCTGTGCCAGTTCCGTCTGCTATTGTAATGTTGCCGTCTGCTGTGCCGGCGCCTGCTCCGTCACTATCACTAGTAGCATCTGCATAAAATTCAATAGAACCATCAACTTGTGCCGCTGTAACGCCTGCAATACCTGCTGCGTTAACAATTGCAACGTATTGTGCAATAGTTGTTTCAGCTCCAGTAAATGGAACATCAGTAGTGTTAATAGTAATTGAATGACTACCCGCGCCGTTTGCTGTTAGATTTGGATTTGTTGTTGTCCCGCGTATCGCAGACCAACTTGCTTTCCATGCATTGCTACCTACTTCTACCCAAGTACCTGTATTAGTTACTCGTTGAGTAGTTGTTCCGTAGCCTGCTGTTTTGAAATACAAACGGTTCATTGTGTCGTTAGCGTCTATTGCATAATCGCCAATTGCACCAATTGATGCTTTTGGAGCTCCGCCAGCTACATTACCAACTAAGTCAGTTACTACTGTAAGTACTGTTGGGGCTTTTGCAGTAAATGCTTGTCCGCCTACAACTTGTACACTAGCGCCATTCCATTGTAGGATACCGTAGTTACTAGTTGAAGTATCAA